TTCAAGAATCTTCATGCTACCCTGAGCAACTGTCCATACTCTTGTAGCATCTGATAACTGAATATCAAAGATGTCTCCAGTTTGTAAAATAAAAGATTCTGAAGAGGTTAGCCAAACAGTAAACTCTCCAACCAAATCATCTGCATCTGCTGCTGGATATAAATCCATAATTAACGTGGCATCATCTGTAATAATTCCAAGATTTGCTGTATTGTTTGGACGCTTAATTTTCATATTAATATTCCAATCTGGAATAATTAAGGGTTGTCCTGCATCATCAACAACATAAACCTTAAAGCCAGATGTGTCTCCACGAACTACAGTCCAAATAACTGTTGGTGGTTTTTCACCTATATCATACGAAGAAGCGGATCCACGAAAATTTGCCATGTGTTGATTATATCATATTAGGCTAATCCAGCCTTTAATGCTCCCCATGTACCGTTGCCTTTTGCCTCAACAATAATTACACCATTTGTGGCATGTGCATATCCAACAATTCCTACTGCACCTGAACCCTCTGCTGGTCTTATCTTTGTCAAGCCACCATCTGGTCTGCCAACGTATAGGACATCTCCTGTAACAAACGATGACGTATTTACATTTGCAAGAACTCCAGCAACAACAACTTTACCAATTGCATTATTGCTTAGTGATGTTTTTAATAAACCTAATACTGGCTTTACTGAACCAGATGACCATAAATCTTCTGTATAATGTTTTATCCCAGGAACGGTATCTGAATAATTAAATATATAAACTGGGGTTCCTGCAGGTAGTGTCAAACCACTAATATTTTTAACATCTATCTGTATAATTGAAACATCTATAGATTCTAGTGATTCTTTTACATCTCCCGCCAATTGTTCTAGGTCTCCGTGTACATTTACTGGATCTGTAGACCTTGGAAATGCTATCTGGAATTGACCTGATGTTTGATTGGTTGCCATAATATACTTATTATACCACTTTTAAGATATTTGACATGGGTCTGAAATTCATGTTATACTAGGAAGTAATATGACACCCTTTAACAAGGTGTCATTACGTTTCTAAGGAGGAAACTATGATTACTTTTATGAATAATAATAAGAACATCATTGGCACACTCAGCATATTGGCTATGTTTTCCGTTTGGTCAAACGTGGCTAATGCTTCTGAAAACCGATTAGACGATAGTAAAACTATCGTGCTTGAAGAGACTATTGAGGCCACGCAAGTGGCCAAAAGTGTTTCTAAGGCTAAAGAAGATCAGTTAGAAAAATACAAAAATGCTGTAAATCTATCTGACAAAGACCTTAAAAATCTATTAGCATTAGTAGGTTTTGAAGGTCAAAAACTAAGGGAGGCTTGGGCTATTGCTAAGAAAGAATCTGGCGGTAGACCAATGGCACTAAACCTTAGCAAAAGAACTGGAGATAGTTCTTATGGCTTATTTCAAATAAATATGATTGGCGACCTTGGTCCTGAACGTAGAGATAAGTTTAATTTAGAATCAAACTATGAGTTATTTAATCCAGTATTAAATGCTCAGGTTGCATTCCACATGTCAAACGGTGGTGAAAATTGGATTGCCTGGAAGGGCATTACTCCAAGAACAAAGCAACTAATGGGTGGATTCCCACAATAAAATACCAGATGGATCCAGGGCTGCTACTTTATTCTTAAAGTGGTTATGCCTTGGGTCCATCCCATGTTTTGCAGGCATTCCAATAACACTGTTAGTAGATAAAAGTCCAGCAGACTGACTAAATGCAGAATTTCCAACTATTAAAACCTTAGCAGTTAACATAAAAATAAATGAACTATATGTATCCATGTCATTTCTTATTATTACATTTGGACATGCCCTTTTAAGTAGATCAAAGTTAATACTTGTGTGCGGATACTCTCCAGATTCGTTTTGATATAAATGTGGCTGTCTCCACATACGCTCTTGGTCATGTCCCTTTGGAGTAAAATTACTATTATCAGAATCAGTGCAGATAATAACATCTGGGCTATCCATTTGACATTTATCTATAATTTCTGGTATCTGTAATAAAACCTTTTCATAAAATTTATCCTCTACATACCTTGGATTTTCTGGTATAGCATTTCCTCGTCTAATGTGAATAACTATAGAATTATGAGTTTCGCCACTAAATTTATTAAAATGTATTGCTTCTTTTAAAAAATTAATATCATCGTTTGTAGTTGCAAAGCCTGGGGCGGGTGCACCTGCGCCTACATTTTTACATAAAGTTTTATATGGTATATGATCAAAATTAATATTTTGCCACGGATTGTATAAAACATTATTAAATTTATTCATTAAATCTTTATATTTTGGATCATCTTCACCATCAATACCATCGGATTTATGAATTAAAAACCAATCGATAGGTGTGTCTTTAAATATTTTTTTATGGTACTTAGCATATGACATAGCGTATATTTTTTTCCATAGCATTGCGCCTAAACCATCCATAGTCTTAAACTCTTTGACAATATCTGTCATAGCCAGCCCCTGGATATTAATTCATTATAATACATATCTTTCCAGTGCAACTGTCTATGGATGCCAGGATGTGGTCTATTAGATCCTGGACCCCATGGCCCAGCAAACTTGTGATAGTCATAAGCCATATCAAAAATATCCATATGATTATCAAAATATTCTTTATGGCATTGAATAGAATCCCAATTTATCATCTTGTATTGTGGCAATAACTTCTCTGTTGTATCTCCATGAATATCGAATTCAAAGTGTATAGGGAACTGTGCCCTAGTTGTATCTTTAAAATAATTTTTAAAATTATTTTTTAAAAATGTTTCATCAGAATCTGTTAATGCATTTGACCATGTACTCCAAATAAGTTTAATTCCTTGTGAATTACAAAATGTTTCTAGCATTTTTATATGATCTAAATTTTGATAATATACCCATTCATAAGGCAAAATTTCTTGATAGTTCCATGGTGCCGTAACCTTGGTTTTCTTTGGTGAGTAATTAATATACCAATCTTGCATATATTCTGCATTTGGAGAGACAAAATAAAATCTTTCAAAATTTGCAAAATTACAAATAACAATTTCTGGAACATATTCATATTTATTTATTAATCCAAAAAAACTAGAAACTAATTTGTTGACTGCTGCTCCACTATAAGATATATTTCCTATTAAATGTTTCTCATATCCTAATTCTTCTTGCAATAAATTAGACCATCTTAGGTTTTCTGGAAGACCTTGACCTAAAGTTAAAGAACAGCCTAAAGCAATTATGTTTGGTTTTTGTGAAAAATCTATAGATCTTAGCCCATCCTCATTCCATTGATAACTGTATTCTGGTCTAGGTATTTCTGCATGGGCTGCAATAATTGGGTCATTGACTTTATATTTTCTGTTCTTAGTATTTTTATTATATCCAACATGTGGTATTGGACCAGGAATATATAAATCATCAAACATAAAAACTAGTATATCAGATTAGACTTTTTTATCTTTCTATGTTTTTTCCACATTTTATATTTTAAAATTAATCTTTTTATCATTTTAACTTAGACTCCTTCCATTCTCTCCACCACATTTTTCTACCGCTATCTAGTGGATACCCTACCCAAGAATAAGGCAACCCTGTTGCTTTTTGTGGGTTATCAAAAAAGTCCCATGTCTCTACACCTCTTTGATTTCGTACTCTATGTATGTAGGCTGAATAAGTACTTCCAGAAGTACCGACAAAATTTACAGAGTCATGCAAAACCAAATTGCAAATTAAACCAAAAACAACCTCGTCTTGAAATGGCAAAGACATAAAGTCATCTCTAAAATTATTGACTATATACTCGTCAAGCAATATAAACCTATGCTTATTATCTTGTATCATTTTATTTCCTGGTTCACAGGTAGACACAACTATTGGCAATTTATTATTTTCATATACGCTTAACCAAGACTCAAACATATCTTGTGTTGTATTAAACATTTTAATATGATCTGAAAGCCTTAAGTGCATTCCCTGAAAAGAACCTAAAGAGTTAGATATTTTTTTTGCTAAGTCTACATATACGTCTTTAAATTTTACGGACTTTAGAGCATTGTCTAGTTCTGGGCTTCTATTGTAAAAGAATCTGCCATACCATCCAAGTGTTTTTTTAAGATGAACATTTTTGTCTAGTGGAATTCTTTGTCTTCCTTCAGCAAACAATAATTCATCTTCAGATATCTCACTTTCCTTACTGTAATAATATCCATTAAGAGTGTCGTCAATTACAAACTCTTCTTGTTTGAAGAAATCAATTTTTGTATCTATAAAAGTTAAATTTTCATTAAAGTTCATTAAATCTAAAAGGTGTGGAAATTGATCTGGATTTGTAAAACCTTTTCGTTGTTCATTATGCCATCTGCTTGGTGTAAAAATTGGAACATTTCTAGAGTTATATAAATCATCTCCTGTATTACTTACATAATGAACAATTAAATCTTTTTTAGTTTCGTGTGCAAGTCCTACAGCAAGTTCAAGGCTCATTACCTGATTAATCATTCCAGTTGGATTGTATAACTGAAAAAATATTTTATTTGACATTTTTAATTTGATCGCTTATCCAGTTATAAGTTTGTGTCAAACCATATTCCAGATCCTCGCTTGGCCTATAACCCAAAACCTTTGTAATTAGTTCGTTATGAGATGTTCTTGCATGAACACCAAGTGGTCCAGAAATATGCTTTTTATTTAGTTTCTTTCCTGCTATACCGCAAACAATATCTACTAATTCGTTTATAGAGACATTTCTTTCAGATCCTATATTTATTGGCTCAAAGTAATTTTCTTCTCTATAAAAATCTACTGTAGCCTTAACTGCTTCATCTATATATAAAAATGAGCGGTGTTGTTCTCCATTACCCCAAATTTCTATTTCATCTGTTGCTTTTGCTACCTTACGACAAATTGCTGCTGGTGCCTTTTCTTTACCGCCATCCCATGTACCATATGGTCCATATACGTTGTGATATCTTCCTATCTTATTTTTCATACCATAATTTCTATTATATGCAAGATATAGTCGCTCACTAAAAAGTTTTTCCCAACCATATTCTGTATCTGGTGCTGCAGGGTAAACAGAGTCTTCTTTTGTATTTATACTTCCTGGATCCATCTGGTTATACTCTGGATAGACACAAGCGGTAGATGAGAAAAATATAGACCTAACTCTTACCTTTTCTGCCTGCTTCAAGACATTAACATTTATTAATATTGAGTTACCCATAACTTCTGCATCATTATCCCCAGAGTTAATATATCCTGCTCCACCCATATCAGCAGCCAATTGATAAACTTCATCAAATCTTATTGGCATTACTTTTTCTACAACATGTGGATCTCTTAAATCTCCAATTACAAAATCATCAGCATATGTATTCCAGTGTTCTGGATATTTAAGATCTACGCCACGAACCCAAAAACCTTCTTCTTTCAATCTTTTAACAAGATGGCTTCCAATAAACCCTCCTGCGCCAAATACTATTGCTGTCTTTGATTCCATTGTTCCTCCGTTATAGTGTTACGAATTACATCTAAATACCCTGGACCTTTTTGTACCCACCAATGATCTGGTTCAACAAAATGAAAAAATATCATTGCTACATTTCCAGAATCTGGGTTTGGGAATTTTTCTCTCCAGTGCAACTGTTCATTTCCATAATAGGCGAGGGCTTGATTTGGATATAATGTATATGCTTTATCTTCTACAAATAAGTCCCATGGCTCTGTTTGATAAACACAAAAATCTATAGTATATGTACAAGCGTTATCATCTACATGCTTGTATAAATTTGCCTGCTCTCCTTCATAATGTGCAAAAAGAGAATATGATGGAATAAGCGTTTCACTATTAAACTGCTTTCTAGCAATTGGTATTAATTTTTCTGCATAAGAGTCTATCAGTGAATCGTTAAAACAATACCTTCCAAACCCAGCAGAATAGTCTTGTGGATTTTTTGGTTTATTTTTTAAATAATTACTAAGTTCAGAATATTCTTCTTCAGAAAAAACTTTATCCATAATAACTGGATCTTTAACCTGTATCATCTTAACCAACTTACTACTGCATATCTTATTCCACTGGTTACTGGAAGTACAGAATGATTATACATGTATGTTGATGGGAAAATAATTAATTCATTTTTTTCTGGTTTATGACTTACATTAAATCTTGGAAATTCTATTTCTCCACCTTCATAGTCATCATTCATATAAAATATTGTAGACATTCTTCTATGATGATTAGTATGATCATCTATATGATTAGTAAATTTTTGACCAACACCATACTTTAATATACCATAATCATCATGCCACGTAGTTTCACATGCAAACATTGACTTGTAGTCTATTTCTCTAGGATTAAATGCCTGAAAAAATATATTAGATAAGTTTCCATAAAATGCATCGCTAACAGTCATAAAATCATCAACTATATAATCTTTATACGGTACACCTATAATTGCTGTATCCCTAGCATTAGTATCTACTTCAATACCGTCTTTATTTTGTACTAACGATTGATGCCATTCAACATTTATTGATGCAGCGCCCTCTTCAATATCTTTTATTAAAGTAGATATAATATTATTGTCTAGCACATCCTTATAAGAAACAATACCTGGAGCAATTTCATCTTTAATCATATTACCACTTTCCTAATGGACAAGTTGCATTTAATAATTTAGTTTTAGCAAACATAAAACATCCACACTTTTTACATTGTTTTGTAAGTTTGATCAGTTCTGGACAAGATTGACAAATAGAATATCTTTCTTCTGCTATATCTTTTGATGCCCACTCTGTTTCAGGGTTAACTAAATCCCATGGTCTAGTATCTCCAAGGCTTTCTTTATATTTTTGCCATACTGATTTTTCTTCTGACATGTTTCCCTACTTTTGTATAGTTATTTATACATTATACACTAACAAGCACATTGTTGTCCAGGGCAGCATATATTACATCTCCAACAATATCCACAAGTACATGGCTCACTTCCGCCAGTTGGGCTAGGCGCTACAGGTGAAGGAGCAACTGGTGCTGCTGGGCTAGGAGCAACTGGTGCTGCTGGGCTAGGAGCAACTGGTGCTGCTGGGCTAGGAGCAACTGGTGCTGCTGGGCTAGGAGCAACTGGTGCTGCTGGGCTAGGAGCA